ATACACGGCCCTGACGGCCTCTGCGTCGTTTTCGCTGATTTGGGCAAGAGCTATCTCTAAAGCTTCGTGGAGCTGCTCGATGAAGATGCGGCGCTCGGCGTCGGCGAAGGCGTCCATGGCCGTCGGGTCCTCGATCAGATCGCCCAGCGTCGTGTCCGTATCGTCGCCGACAGGATCGTCGAGACGACGGCCCACGCGGAGGAAAGCGTCTCGGGACCGCCGCAATCCCGCCGCGACAGAAAACTCATTCCGCAGCCAAAGGACCAGCACGGTCGCAAATTTGGCCTCAGAATCGGGCCTGTAGTGTTCAACCGCTTTGCATAATGCTAAAAACCCGCTTTGCTTCAGATCGTCCAGATCGCACTGTGGAGCGGATAGAAGGGCGTAGAATCGCATGGCAAACCACGCGATCAGGCCCTCCACCCGCTGCCACAGCTCCGGCATCAGCTCACTCTCGCCGTGCTGGATGCGTTCGACCAGGGATTCCACCGTTTCCGTGCTGTCGATATGGCATCCCCTCCTGAATGAAGGATTATTCCGGGATCAGGCCGGCGCCGATGACGCCGTTCAGTTTTATCAACTGCTTATCGTTGAGGTAGTTATAACCGGCATTGCTCTGCGCCTGATGCGTTATGTAGTCGCTGAGATAGCGGACGGCGTCCGGGTCATTGATTTTCGTGCCTCCCATTCTCACCGTCCCATAACCGGAAGAATCCAGCGCCGCGGTCCTGATCGGGATTGACGCCGCCGGGAACCATCTGCACGCCTCGGCAACCGGGACCCCGGAGAATCTCGCAAACCGGCATCGTACTGTCGCCGCCTCCGTCTGCATCTCGACCATCTCGCCGTAGAGGTCCAGCGCCTTCCGCATAGTTTTCCGGTATTCTGCAAGCTTGGTTTCCATCAGGGGATCGTGCTTCTCGCGGAAGGCCTCCCATGCTGCTTTAACGACCTCCGGGTCAACGTCCGGCATTTCCCGCAGTTTTTTCAGGCGAAGGCTGACAAACTCCAGCTCATTCTTCAGATCGTCACGCTCCCGCGCTGCGACCTTGTACTCAGCATAGACGCCCTTCTCCGCCGCCGCATTGACTTTCTCGTCGGCGACCGCAATCTTCGCCGGCAGCTCCTCCGCCTTCCCGGTCAGCTCGGCGATCTCTTTCCGCCGCAGCTCGGCCAGCTGATCGATTTCTTTGATTTTATCCATTGTCATCCTCCATATTGCTGCTCATGTCGGCATACTGAATCCGGCCCTTTTCAAATTTGCGAAGGCGACGGATCAGGCGCTTCGTGCGTTCGATCTCGGCACGAATCTCAGACCGCTGCTTCTTAAAAACAGCAGTCCGGGCGCGAATCTCAAGCTTGGCAACTTTCTCGTTAAGATATGCGATCTGTTCGTCGCTGTTTGCAAAGGTAGTTTTTTCTTTCATACAAAACCTCTTTCATTTCCGGTCCTTCCATGCGGCCACGATAACGCAGCCGCACAGAAAGGCTTTGTTTTACATCCCGGACCGGCCAAGCATGGCCTTGATGCGGCGCCGCTGGTCCTCACGGTCCCGCGCCATCCGCTCGGTACAGATGAAACCACCGGCCGACCTCTGGTATCCCTTGTTCTGAAGACGTTCACGGCAGATTCTCGCGCCGTCCGCTTTACGCCTGTGTTCCATCTTGTCGGACTGCTTTTTGGCGGAGGCCGCCAGCGACCGCTCACGGCGTTCAACGTCAAGCAGATGACTGATAACCGGGTCATTGTCCTTCATTTTTGCCCACCTCCCTAATCCAAGATTTATAGAACAGGATCCACGCCTTCAGCGGCATGACCACGCGCCACGGCTCACGATTCTGCCGATAGAACACGCACGGCCAGCCGCCGAAGCGCTCGGCGTCCCGCTCGGCCTGAGCGACCCAAGAACCGATTTCCAGCCGCTCATGGCGTTTGACCTCGATGTGGACGCCATCGACGCCGATTACATCCGGCTGCGTTCCATAGCTCAGCGCCTCACCCGGCTCCGCCGGGATGCCGTTATCATTCAGCACCCGGCAAAGCTCCAGCTCGGCCTCGCGGCCTTTACGTTGCTGAGATCGCCCCACAGCTACACCTTCAGCCGCACGGCCAGCGCCCGCAACTCGGCCTCATACTCCGCCGACGGCAGCTGACGCGACTGAAGCTCGGCTTTCAGGCGCTCATACTCACGCCAGCGCTCCTTTGATGCTCTTCGCCTGATTTTTTTCATCGTAACCTCCATGAGATATATAACCGTCAGACATTCGGATTTGATGAGTATGAGTAAAAATGTAGTATTATCAATGCTTCTGTATACTCATCAGCTTGAAGAGTATGAACAGATTCATACTCGTATACTCATCAACTGATGAATATGAATAAATGTAGTAATATCAATGGTTTTTTACTCTTACTCATCAACTGTATAGGTCACACGGAAGAGGTCTTTTCTATCCACCACATTTTCCCGCTCCCGAAGCCTTCACACCAGCGCCGGCAGCGTTGGCTGTCAACCAGTTCTTTAACCGCTCGTCCTACTGTCGCACTGGAATAGCCGGCATCGGCAGCGGCGTCATAAATGTCGCGCATCCTCAAACGCGCAGATTCATCAAACAACCGCTCGATCCATTCTTTGCAATCGACGCGCTTCGATATGTTCGCTGCATATTCCTGAGAAAAGTCACGATCTCTTTTCCATGTCGTACCTTCACGATGAACAAGGCCATCTTCTCCGATGCTGAAAAGCACGGTAGTCTGAAGAGCGTCATAGTTGTTTTTCTCCTGAGATAGATAGCGGACGCCCTGATCCTCTGTATAGCCGGACATGAGAACAGATCGCGCAATATCCCAAAGGTCGGCGCTGTCGGCAATCCTGTCTCGCCCTGACGCTCCTTTGCGTTTGTTCGTGTGGCATACAACAACGAATGTTGTTCCGACCTCCTCACCCAAAGCGACCAGCGGAGCCATGCAATCGCGCATTGCGTTTCTGCTGCCCATATTTATGTCCGGCGGAACAAATCCCTGAACCGGGTCGAATACGCAGAGAACAGGTCGAAACCGACGGACAAACGCTTTCAAAAGGTCGGTGCCAAATTTGAGTTCTCGCAAGATGCTGCCGCTGTCTGCCGACGTGTCCATCGTGATGATGTTCGCTTCCTTAGCACCAGCTTCGCGCAGTTTCCTCTTCAGTTTTTTAGTGACGGAATCTTCACTGGTGAGGAAGGCCACCGTGGCCGGTGTTCGCGTCGTACCTGGCGGATCAAGAAGACATGGTCTGCCGCTGCTGATTGCTGACAGCAAATCGACCCAAATGCTTGTCTTTCCCACGCCGCCATCAGCAGCTATCAGCGTAATCTGTTCTGCTGGTATCCATCCCGGCACTATCCAGGGCGCTTCTTCCTCCGTGAAACTGTCCAGCGTTTTGAAGCAAGAAAGCAATATGTCGTTATCTAAGCTGCTGTTGACTCCGTCGGCATATTCTTCAAAATTGCCTTGCAAATCCGCTGCACCCCCTCACGGTCATTGAATACCTTCATCTGTTCCGGCAGCTCCGCATTGCCCAGCGTCTCCGCCCAGTATTCAAGCGCTGCCATCCACTTGACGGCCAGCGCCTCGGCGTCCGTCAGCTCCCGACCGGATTTCAGTGCAAGGTGTCCGACGCGGAAGGCCGCGCACAGATCTCGGAGCATACCGGATCGCCATTCCTCGAAGCGCCGGCGCGTATCCTCCACCTTCTCCCGCCGCTCCGCCTGGGCGCGTTCTGCTGCGCTCAGAGGCCGGTCGAGCGGGAGACCAAGATGGAAATCCGCGTCGAGCCGGCGGACCGCTCCCAGCGCGTCCACGCCCAGCAGCTTCATTGTCAGGTCGATTGCGTTGCCTGTCGCTCCGCAGCTCCAGCAGCGGAACCGGCCGCTTCGGAAGGTCATGCTCGGACGATGATCGTCATGGAACGGGCATAGTGCTTTACCAGTGTGATCAATTCGGATCCCATACATCCGCGCCGCATCTTCGGCGGAAACCTCTTCCCGGCAGCGCCTGAAGGATTCTTCGATGTTGATTTTCTCTATTTCGCGTGCTACACTCTTTTTGAGGACACTTGACATGCTCCCCAGCTGTCGATCCTCTGCCTCCGTCAGCGCCGCCGTGCTGCCGGAGGTTTTTTTTCGTTCATCCATACCGACGTCCCTCCGTAAAAGGGAAGAGCTCGGTAGGCGCACATTGCTTTTCCACCCATTCCGACAAGCCGGCTTTGGACGTCAACCAACGATTGCCGATCCGAAAAGCTGGAAAGCCAGGCGTGTTGAGCAGTTCGTAAACTGTGGGCCGTGATACACCTAGCGCCTCAGCGACCTCCGTCACATTGTAAACGAGCTTATCACCGTTCATTGTTCTCTATCTCCTGTTCCTTCAGCTCCCGTAGTTTCCGCGCTCGTTTCTCCCAATAGCGCGCGTTCTTAGCCTTGACTTTCTCTCGGTTTCTAGCGTTCCATTCGCGTTGATAGGCGCGACGAGCTGCCAGTGCATCTTCACTGAGATTCTGCATTCGATCATCTCCTTTCAAAAATAGTCTTCGATTTCCTCTTGCACATGTTACTCAGCTGTGCTATATTGAGTATAAGACAATTACTAAACCAATTCAACTGTAAAATACTCAACAATACTAAACAGAGTAATTTAGAAAGGAAAGATGATTATTTATGGCTGGCAGAGTAAAAAAACCGGCCTCGGATTCTCCGAAACCGGCATATTGTGAACGAATCGCAACATTATTACAAGAGCATAATGAATCGCAGCGGCAGCTTGGAGAAGCAATAGGAGAAAACCGTGATGCAGTGAACAATTGGATCCTGAATCGGTCCAAGCCCTCTTTTGATAATATTGTTCAAATTGCAAAACATTATCATGTGCCTACAGACTATATTCTCGGCATCTCTGACGTCAAGTTAGAAGATCCCACACTCAGAGCCGCCGTGGAGTATACCGGGCTATCTGAAGAAGCAATTAAAAGACTACATTCTATAAAGACTTTTGGAGCACTAAAAGCATTCGACAATCTTATTACAACATGCGATTACTTTGATTATTTTGACTTTATGCATAACATGGAATACTGTTTCAGCGATTATGCAGGCATTAAAAAGGAATTAGACAACAAACAGCCCCCGAAAGATCCTGACGCTTGCATAAAGCAATCAAAGAGACTTAATAACAGATACAGAATTGCTAGACTGTCTCGTTTTGATTTAATCGAATCGTTTAGTAATATCCTGGACAGAGCAATTGAAACTGATGAAACGCGAAAGAAGTTAGAATCTGTTATTCAATCGAATCAGCAGATAATCGGAAAGGGCTTGTTTGATTCTGAGGAAGGCGAAAGCAAGGAATTGCTTGATGGAGGGCAGACAAATGACAAACAAGAATAACAAACGCGCAAACGGTGAAGGAACGATCAGAAAGAAGACGGTCATGCGGAACGGATCACCGTATACCTATTGGGAGGCGCGTGTAACAACCGGGCGCGATCCTATGACAGGAAAACAGGCACAACGTTCTTTCACCGGAAAGACGCAAAAAGAGGTCCGGGAAAAAATGCAAGCCGCTGCCGTCGCTGTGAACAATGACGATTACTTTGAGCCGGAGAAAATGACTCTTTCCCGCTGGATCGACATTTGGCTTGAAAACTACTGCGGCGACAAAAAGTATCTCACGGTTAAGCATTACAAAGCCCAATGCGAAACGCATATCAAACCGATGCTTGGCGCTGTGAAGCTGTCAGATCTAACCGCGCCTCAGATTCAGGCGTTTTATAACCGGCTTGCGAAAGACGGCCACAAGGTCGAAAAGAAGGACGAGAAGACAGGGAAGACGGTCACCACATACAAACCGTTAGCAGCAAAATCCATCCGCAATATCCACGGCATATTGACGAAGGCACTCCACACTGCTGTCAGTGTAGATTATATTCGCAATAATCCAGCCGATCGCGTTACGTTGCCTCGCGTGGAGAAAAAGGAAATCCATCCGCTCGACGATGATTTGGTCAAAGCCTTCTATAAGGCGGCTGCGGAAGATGAATACTGCTACTTGCTCCGGATCATTCCGTTCACCGGACTCCGGGAGGCGGAGGCCATGGGCCTGACATGGGATTGCGTAGACTTTGACGCCGGTACTCTGAAAATCAATAAGCAGCTTATCAAGCGGCCAGCTGCTGACGGAGGGTTTACGCTGGCGGAGACGAAGAACAGCAAGATCAGGATCGTGAAAACCGCGCCGGCAGTGATGCAGCTCCTGAAGGACCGGCAGCGTCAGCAGATAGAACAGCGCCTGATGGCCGGCGAGATCTGGGAAGGATGGCAAAACGAGAACGAGCGCAAAACAGCGCTTGTATTTACGACGGCCACAGGAGGCAACCTCAGCCCGCAGACGGTATATAATCACTGCAAGAAGGTTTTGGAGAAGATCGGCGCCGGCGACCGCTGCGTCCATGATCTGCGTCATACGTTCGCCGTTCTCTCACTCCAAAACGGAGACGATATAAAGACGGTCCAAGGGAACCTCGGTCATGCGACCGCCGCCTTTACTCTTGACGTTTACGGCCATGTTTCTGAGAAGATGAAGGAGGACAGCGCCGCAAGAATGGAGGCGTACATGGCTCAAATGGCCTGATCCTGGAAAAGCAAAACGCCCACGGAAACCGCTGAAGATTTCCGTGGGCGTAATTATTCAATTCGCGTAAGGGAAAACGTAAGGGAAAACTTGCACTTTTGGACATAAAGAAAACCCTGTATCCATTGAAGATACAGGATTTCTTATTGGCACCGGGAGAAGGATTCGAAGTATCAAAGCAGTGTAAAATGGACGCAACCGAAGACAGCAAAGCATTGATAATACTACACATTTGTAAAATGGGAAAAACAAGACTAATCGAAAAATGCTTCGCGTAAGGGAAAAATAAGGGAAAACTTTTTGCCAATCAGTCCATAAATGCGGACAGAATTGGAAGGGGAGAGGTATATAATCTCCCGGCAGCCATGATCCTCAATATGATCCCTCAGCCGCCGGTGCCGACACCTCCATCGACTTCTGTTCAGCTTTTGCAGTTTTCCTCGGATCGTTCGCTTTGCTGAATCCGCGATTGATCGCACATCTGATCCCGGCATAGAAGCCAGCATTAAACGCCGTTCCTGACACTGCCCATATACCTGAGCCTATATCAGGCGAAGATAGAAACTGATTATGAAGCTCATCAAGATCATCAGTATAGAGTGAATACGCATATCTTGTAGATCTGATAATTGCCTCCCCGACTGAGGCTCGTTCGGTAATGCTTTTCATTTTTACCTCCACAATTATTGTGTTGTGGCCGGTGCCGTGGTATAATAGATTTTACCGCAGCAATGCGGCCACCGTCGGAGCGGTCGGCCTTCCCTACCACCGGAGACGGCCGCTCCCATTATTCCTTGCCGATTTCCTCGTCGATTTTCTCGTTCAGCCAGCCGGTCTTTGTTTTGCCCTGGGCTTTCAATCGTTCGCTGAGCTTCTCCAACTTTTCACGGGCAACTGATACGCTAAACTGGCCAATATCTTCCCGACGTTTTTTCATGTAATCGGCTCGGCTTTTCGCCATGTGTTCACCTCCTCATGTAACTAGTTATACTATGTAACTAGTTACTTGTCAATATGTTTCGCCAAATAATAACCGGGAGCATAGTTACTCCCGGTTTATCCTCTATTTCTTCTCCTCCCATTGCCGGCGCAGCCTTTCAGCCGCCTCGGCTATCTCTTTGTTTATCCTTTGCCGGCGTGCTTCTTCCAAGCGCATTTCGGTCTCCAACTCTTCATCCGTTTTTTCGGGAGCGGACCATGATGGAACGCCAAGAAGATTCTTCTTTACCGTATAGGGCAAAAGTGAGGAAAGCGTTTTGATCACACTTGCATAGTTCTTGATCAAAGCATTGTAGCTCTGAAGCATAGCACTCTGTTTTATGCCATGCTGATTCGCTCCGTTCTGATATTCATCTGTCGGGCCGCTTTCGTTGATTGCGTCCTGAATATCCTCCAATGTTACCTTCATGAAGGCCGCGTTCTGGAGCAGAGGAGCAACTATTTCCCTTTGGTTTTCGGCGACGTCTTCAAAAAAAACGCTAATTCGCTCCAGTTCCGTTTTAATCCTTTTTTCTTTTGATTTTTCTTCATCTTTTGACGCTTTTTTCAAATTATTACACCTCCTTCGCTCTCCCCCGGGGTAGGGGAGGGGAGTACACCCCCTATAAACCGCTCGCAAGCAGCAAAAAGTACCCAGGAGCGGCGGTCTACAGCGACCCCGCATATGTTCTTCAGGGGGGGGCTATAGGTCAGCCAGCATTATTTCCCTACAGAAACCAATCGCCCCAGTTCGTCAAAGTAATATCTCTTCTGAGATTTCCGGTGCCGCGCTTCGTGGCAGCTCCGGCAGAGCAGACGAAGATTCGACCAGGACAGTGTAATGTTCGGATTGTCGATGTTCTTCTCGTTAATCGGTCGCACATGATGAACGATCTCACCGGGCGAATACAAACCGCGATTCAGACAATCCTCACACAGGCCGCCAACACTCTTTGCATAGGCGTCTCGCGTCTCTTGCCAACGGCGGGATTTATAAAAGCTCTCTGCAAACTTCTTCATTTCATGACCTTCTCGATCTCTGCCTCGACGGATTTCTCGATAAAGTCAGTCACGCTCCCCTTGATTCTGTTGACGGTCTTCCTCACGAATGGATGCTTACCGACCTTTTTGTCTGCGTTCGGGCCGCGTCCGATAGAGTGCCCGGATTCTATTGCTCTTGCCTTCAAGCTGTTCGGTACCCCTTTCGAATCATATCCGTCAAAATAAACCTTTACCCACCGCCCACCATACTTGTCCGTAAACGGCTCCGACAGAGAAACACTGTTTCGCAAATCGCCGGTATTGATTGGCGTGTTACTTCTGATCGCGTCGGCGACCTTCTCTCCGGCGTCCTGAATGACCTTGTCGATTATTTCCGGGGTTTTGTCGCCCAGTTCATTTAACTTCATCATATATTGGTCAATGCCTTCAATCGTAATGGTAGCCATCAGATCACCTCGACCCGAAATAGTCCTTCGTAGCCTGGACCGGCAGCGCCTTAACACCGGCGCGGAGAAGACCGTCCCGACCTTGAGACAGCAGTTCAATCGCCATATCCAGCGTGATCAGAACGTCTTCAGGAGCGTGATGTTCACCTGCATCCACAATCACCTGAAGCAGCGCAATGCCCGCATTCAAACATGCGACATTGTCAACCAGTTCGCTCAGTTCTTTCGGCTTTTCGTTCATTAGAATCCTCCCTTAGTATTGTTATTCTGCTCCAATTATGGTATACTTACAATGTAAGTCCTCGTAAATGATTTCTTCGCGTTCCTCTTCCAAACCTCCAATTTCATCACGGCACGGTCACCGGAGTGAGTGGTCGGAAAAGCGTTCGCTGGAGTAGCGGGCGCTTTTGAATTTCATAACCACTTTCTTTGGAATCCCGGTCTCATCAGATCCTCGCGAAGTATGACGGCCTGTTCCGTCGGGCGAAGGCCCGGTATCCTCGACGGCGTCGCATCGTCCAAAAACTGCCGCAGCTCAGCGGTTTGTTTGCAGTGACGCAGCGCCCGGAGGCCGTGCGCTTTCCTCCGGCGGATTTCTTCGCCAGTGACGCCTCTGTCCCTTCCAAGGGTTTGGAGCGTGTCAGAACCGTAATACACGGCCCTGACGGCCTCTGCGTCGTTTTCGCTGATTTGGGCAAGAGCTATCTCTAAAGCTTCGTGGAGCTGCTCGATGAAGATGCGGCGCTCGGCGTCGGCGAAGGCGTCCATGGCCGTCGGG